GCGTGGCTCCCGCAGCCTGCATGATCGAGGTGAGCACGCTGTCCGTGCTGGTGCGCACGGTGTCCAGTGCGGACGTCGAGCCGGTGGCCGCGGCGGCGTACTCGGCGAACGACAGACCGGCGGCCTTGGCGTTGTTGGCGACGTTCTTGTCGGCGAGCGCCTTGTTGTTCGCCGCGATCGTGGCCTGCCCCATCACGCCGCCGTCCTCCTTCATCGCGGCGACCAGGCCTTCGACGGCTTGCTTGTGCTCGGCCGTCTTCTGCGCGGCCTCTTGGTTCCGGCCCGCCAGCAGTGATAGGCCGATCCCGGCCGCGGCCAGCGCGATCCCCCACGGGCCACCGAGCGCGCCGAGCAGCCCACCCGCTGCGACGCGCAGCCCGGTCGCCCCGGCAGCCGCGATGCCCGTGGCCGTGCCGAAGCGCCCCGCACCCTCGGACGCGCCCTGGAAGGCAGTGCGCATCTGGGTGAGGATCGGCACCCGCTCGACGAGCGTGCCCATGGCTGCGCCCATCGCCGAGATCGGCTGGCCCGCGGCCGCGGCGCCCTCCCGGATCGCGACCGTCTGGTCCCGGAAAGCCCGGGCCGACGCCACCGCGGGGAGCGCAGAGGTGTTGAACGCGGCCGCCGCGGTGGCCAGGCGGCCGATCGACTGGCCGGTCGCAGCACCGATCTCGCGCTGCACCTTCGTCTCGTCGTTGAACTGGCGGAGCACGCCGACCACGCCGCCGACCGCGCCGACCGCCGCACGCGCCGGTGCGGTGATGACGCCGACCGTCTTGCCGACCAGGCCGAGCTTCGCCGACGCTCCGTCGGCCTCGCCGCGGACCCCGGACAGCGAGCCCTTCAGCCCGTTCAGGATCGACGGGCCGACCTTCAACGCCAGCAGCGCGAACGCCGCCGTCTGGATCGGGCCCGGCAACTCACCGAAGAAATGCGCGACCTCGCCGATACCCTCGGCGAGCGGCTTCACCACGGTCAGCACCGCGGACGCCGCGTCGTAGCCGAGTTCCAGTCCCTCACGAACCGCGCCGATCGGCCCGGACGCGGTCGTCGCGCCGGACGCGATGTCGGCGATGCCGCGCGCCAGCGGCTGCGCGACCTCGACACCCTTCCGGGCGACGTCCACGAACCCGCCAAACGCCGTGGTGACGATCCCGATTCCGCCGTCAATGGACTGCTTCGCGGCCTGCTCGAACGGCAGGATCAGCTTCTGCGCGGCCTGGCCAACTTCCCTGGCTCCGGCCTCCACCTTCTTCGCGATCCCGGGCCCGACCTCAGCACCGAAATCGATCGCCCGCTGCAGGCCGTCGACGACGACCGGCCCGTACTTCGACACCGCGTTCGCCGCGCCGCGAACACCGGCCTCGAGCGCCGGACCGATCTTCTCGAACACGTCGATCTGGACGGTCTCGACCTGGCTCTTGAAGCCCTCAATGGCGCCGCCGAGGCCCTTGGTCTTCGCCGCGGCGACTTCGGAGGCGCCGCCGGCGTGGCCGATGGCCGTGGCCATCGCATCCCACTGCTCGCCGGTGGTGCCCGCGGCAACGCCGGCCAGCCGGACAGCGTCCGACCCGAACACGGTGGCGGTGGCCTGCTGGTACTGGGCGTCCGTCATCCGACCGCTGGCGGCGTGCAGCTGCTCGAAGATGCTCTTCAGCCCGACGAACTTGCCGGTAGCGTCGTACGTCTTCAGGCCGAGCTGCTCGATCGCCTTCGCCGCCGGCTTCGACGGGTTCGCGAGCGCGAGCAGCGCCGACTTGATCAGCGTGCCCGCGTCGCTGCCCTTGATGCCCGCGTTGGCGAACAATCCCAAGGCCGTCGTGGTCTCGTCGATGGACAGACCGAACTGATGCGCAACGGCACCGACCTGGCCCATGGCCTGAGCGAAGTCGGTGATCTCACCGGACGCCGCGTTCGCGGCGTTGGCGAGGACGTCGGAGACGTGGCCGGCATTGTCCGCGGACAGGCCGAACGCGTTGAGGGCCTGCGACTGGATCTCCGCTGCCTGCGCCGCGTCGATCTGCGCGGCCGCGGCGAGCTGCAGCGTGCCCTTCGCCGCGGTCATCGCCTGGTCGACCGACAGGCCGCCCTTGGCGAGCTCGGTCATCGCCGCCGCCGCGTCCGCCGCCGACGTGGCGGGCAGGCTCATGTCGGAGCCGAGGGCTTTCGCCGTGGCGCCGACGCGGGCCATCTGGTCGCCGGTCGCGTGCGACACGGCCTGCAGCGTGTTCAGCGAGTTCTGGTACTCGATGCCGATGTCGATGACCTGCTTGAACCCGACCGCCGCGAGACCGATCCCGCCGGCGACGGCAAGCCCGATGCCCTTGGCGGTGGATCCGAGCGGGCCCTGCAGGCCACGCAGCCCGGAGGCGACCTTGCCGTCGAAGCCCTTGAGGTTCGGCTCGACGTCGATCTCAATGCGACCTCCGGGCACGGCTGGTCACCTCCTGGCGGGGTGTAGACACGTCTACAAGACGTGTTGTAGAGTGGTCTACAACAGAGACCTCGGAGGACGCTATGCAGCTTTACGAACTCGACGCCTACCTTGGCGATTTCGCCAACGACGTCACGGAAGCCCAGAAGGCCATGCTGATGCGCATCTCCGACGAACTCGACCTGCTGTACCCGCCGGCCGAGGAGTTCGACGAGCACGAGGAGGAGCGGCTTGCGGCGTTCTCGGCCGCTGTCCAGTACGTCATGGGCGATCTGGACGTTGACTCGGCGGGCGAGAATCTCCTGATCGCCCGCTTGGAAACGGTGGAGGCCATGGCAGCCGCCCGGCAGGTCGCCGTGATGGCGGCGGCCGACGGTGAAGCGGAAGCCTCGATCGCGCGGAAGCTCGGCGTGGATCGCATGACCGTGCGGAAGTGGCTCGGCAAGCGCTAGACGTGCTCGGCGGTCAGCCCGAGCTCGCGGTCGAACTGGCTGCTGGACAGGTACTTCACCTCGGGCACCGGGCCGGCCCGGTACTTCTCGACAGCGTCGAGGTACTCCCGCAGCCGCCGCTCGGCCAGCGAGTCAGGCCGGTGCGCGACCGGCGGGATCATCGGATGCGGAGGTGGCTTGATCCCGGCCTTCTTGGCCCGGACGCGGTCCCGCTTCACGGCGGGGTCATCCGGGTCGGTGGTGCGGTCCGCCCAGATCAGTTCCAGCGCGTAGGCCTGAGCTTCGAGCAGCAGCGCGGTGTTCTCCTCGTGCGGACCCCAGTGGGCCAGTCCGTCGGAGAGGAGGTCGTACAGGGCTGCGTCGCGGATCCGGGTGAGGCGGTGGATGTGCGCGACGAGGTCGACGGCGGCCATGGTGCGCCACGCGGCGCGTAGGTCGAGCTGGAAGAACTGCCGGAAGTCGACGAGGACGGCGTCCCACCAGGGTCCGATGACCCCGATCAGGACGCCGAGGATTCCCCCGTCGTGGCCTTCTTGCTGTCCTGCTCGGCTTTCGCGGTGTGGTCGGCGTCGCCGTGGATGATGAAGTCGGCGATGCTGATCAGGAAGTCCGTCTGCTTATCCGCGGGGATCGGGTTCCGCTGCCGGTCGACCGCCTTCGCGAGCGCGTCTTTCTGCGACGGGTCCGAGAGCAGCTCTCCGACGGCCGCCATCATGCTCTGCTTTTCGCGGACCTCGCTGTAGGCGATCAGCTGGTCGGAAGTGGCCGAGCGATCGAACTCGAACCACTCACCGCCGATCTTCATCAGACGGCGGCCGAGGAGGTCGCGCTGGCCGAGCCACGCGTCGAGGTCGAACGTCTCATCGCCGGCATCCGGCTCGACGGCCTTCTTCGCGGCGACGGTGCGGGTGTTCTTGGGGGCGCCCTGCGTCATGCTGTGTCAGCTCCTGTTCAGGCGAGCGGGTTGGTGGTCGTGAACTTTCGGACAGCCTTGCCGCCGGACGGCGGCGCGAGCGGCGCGATCTCCAGCGGGTACCCCGAGATGTCCGCACCGTCCATCTTGTCTTCGGGGATCGTGCCGAGCTCACCCTTCTCGACGTAGTACGCCTTCTTGTCGTCGCCGTCGTAGACGCGGACGATCAGGGCGAAGTCCTCGTCCGCGCCCTCGATGTGCTCGTAGCCGCCGTTCGCGGCGACGATCGAGCCACCGCGCAGGATCGTCAGCACGGTCGCCTTCGACTCGTCGACCGGCTCCAGCGCGATCGTCGGCTTCACCGGCTGCTTCTTCCGCTTGTACGCGGCACCGGACTTGTTGTTCCAGATGTCCAGCTCGTCGATCGTCTGGTCCTTGGTCACGGTGAAACCTGCCCGGATGCCGCCGAACGCTTCCCAGCCAGCCAGGCTGGGGGCGAAGATGTCGGCAGGCACGGCGGTTCCCGTCGGCGCACGGAAGGCGTCGCCGTCTTCCCACACGCGCGCCAGATCGCTGTTCGCGTAGCTGGACATGAGTCCTCCTGGTAGTCCCGCAGCGCGGGTGTCGGTTGCGGTGGGGCGCCGCTGAAGGTGTGGGGGCGTCAAGGGAGTAGGGCCGGTCCGCCGCCAGGGCGCCCCCGCCGAAACGGCGGACCGGGGTCTATCGGAGGTGGATCGGCATCGTGGCGCGGATCAGCGCCCAGTACACGACGGCGTCTTCGCCCCGGCTGGTGTTCGGATCCATCGGCAGTGGCCCGTCGGTCACCCGCGGCGTGTACGTCAGGGACCGGCCGACCGGATCTGTTTCCGTCCAGGTCTGCTGGCCGCTGCGGTCGAGGACCCGAGCTGCGGCGGCGCAGATCCGCCACGCGATCTGCTCGGGCATGACCCCATCGACCGGCTGCGATGCGCAGCCGTGGACCTGCACGCCGCCGCGCCACCCAACCGACCGGCTCGACGACGACAACGGGTTCGCCGAGCAGCGCAGCACCGCGTACGGCGCCGTGACGTCGTCCGGGGCTCGGGTCGCGAGCCGGCCGCCGGTGAGGCCAGCAAACTCGGTGTCGGCGAGGAGCAGCGCCCGTATCGGCTCGTGCAGGTCGGGGAGCGTGTAGGCGGCGGTCATCGGCCGCGGGCTCCCCAGCCCGTGTACTTCCCGTACCGGGACGCTGCCTCGGTCAGGGTCATGTGCGCCGGAGTGTCGCTCGTCCCGAACTCCTTGTACACGGCGTCGGGGTCGTCGTCCACGATGGACACCCGGTCCCCATCCGTCTCGACGCTGATGCCGTCGCGGTACCGGCCGGTGAGCACCGGGGCGTCCGCGGCCGCGTCGCCCGCGGCCTGGTGCGCGATCTCGACTCGCCGCTCGGTCGAGATCTTCCGCGCCTCGGCGAGCAGCTCCGCCCGGTACAGGGTGACGCGGATCCCGGCCATGGTCAGCCCGCGTCGGTCGCGACGAGCGTGATCGTGCTCACCGAACCGGTCACCAGCACCTCGGAACCGTAGGTGTTGACGGGCCAGCCGCCGGCCATCTTGGTCTGCGCGCCGGTGAGGGTGTAGGTGAGCGGGGTGACGGTCTGGCCGTCGATCTTGTTCGGGAACGTGATCATCACGGTGCCGCCCGCGGTGGCGATCATCTCCAGCGTCAGGTGCCCGCTGTTCGGGATGCGGTTGCCGTTCGTCGGGTCGCACGCGACCGCGGTCGGCTTCACAACCGCAGTCTTGTGGTCCAGGTACGTCGGGGTGATCAGGGTCGCGGGCATCGCGGGCTCCTAGGTCTGCATGTCGGAGATGAGCCGCGCTGCGGCGGCGAGGAACTGGGGACGGTGCTGCGGACGCCGCGCGACCGCGCCGACGACCTGGAACTGCTGGCCGAGCTCGTCGATCACGATGGACTCGGAAGTCAGGGCCGAGCCGGGGCCGACGAGGATCGTCCAGTTCGACAGAACGGTGCTCTGCTGGCCGCGGAACTCCGCCGCCGCCGAGACGTCGATGACAGGCTTCTGGCTAAGCCTGGCCGGCTCGACGACGTCGACCGGAGCCGCCAGCTTCGGGAGGCCCGTCACCTGATCCATCTCCCCCGTCGGCGGACCCGGGTTCCGGATCGTGACCTGCTGATCCAGCTTCGGCGCCACCGGGCACCTCCTCGCTGCTCTCCTGCTGCCCGCCGTCGCTCGGGTCGTCACCGGTCTTCGCGGGCGGCTCCTCGGTGAGGGTGCCGTCGGCCAGGCCGTCGATGACAAACTTCGACGTCGGCGCGGCGAAGTGCGCCCGGCCGTCGCGGTCGTACACGGTGATGACGTTCGCGGGCGGCTGGCTCGCGATCGCGAGGTTCGCGGTCTTCTCGGTGTCGGCGTTCTGCGGCTCGTCGGCCATGCTGGGCTCCTACCCGGGGTGGATGGAAAAAGCTTTGCCGCGGATCTCGTCCGCGCTCGACCCGGTCGGCGTCAGCAGCTCGATCTGCCGGTCGGAGAGGTCGATCCCGGCCTGTGCTGCGCTCGTGATGAGCACGGTGTGCTCGGGGTGTGTCACCTGTCCGGTGCCCACCCCGGTGTCCGCCACGGTGATCGCCCGCATCGCGAGCTCACACGTCACGCCGCGGACACCGTCGACATCCAGCCGGCCGGAGTCGACCCACTGCTCGAGCTGGGGCAGGCGGAGACGCATGATGCCCATGACATCGGACAGCAGCGCCTCCGCCTGCGCGGTCTCAGCAGCGGTGAAGGTGATGTTGAGCCGGGTGGCCACGTCCTTGACCGTCGCCCACGTAGCCATCCCGCATCACGCTCCGTTCGACTTTTCGGCGTCGATCGCGGCGATGAGGTCGTCGCGCTTGGTCCCCTCGGCGACCTCGTAACCGAGCGCCTTGGCGTACTCGGTCCACTCCTCGAGGCCGCTGCCCTTGCCGGACCGCGGCGGCTCGACGAGGTCGCCGTCGGCGGCGGTGGGCGTCGCCGGTTCCGGCGCGGCGGCCGGCGGTTCGCCGTCCCAGACGTCCGGGTTCGTGATCGCCGCGGCCGCCCAGTCGGGCAGGTCGTCGGCCGGCCCGAACGTCCCGGACTGCTGCGTGCCGTCCGCGTCGGTCGAGACGACGTGGACGAAGGTGTTCAGCCTCGCCATGCTCGCCACCCCCTCCTACGCCACGTCGGCGATCATCAGCAGCTTCGGGTTCGCCAGCACCGGCATGCCGACCGCGTCGACGTAGGTGAACTCGCGGTACGGCGGGCCGGACTTCTCGACGACGCCGACGATGCCGGGCGCCTGCGAGAAGCTGAGGTCCGCGGCCTGCGAGTTGACCAGCTCGAGCGAGGTAGCGGTGACGCCCCACGCGGTGTAGCCGAGGTCGGTGACGTTCGGCGGGACGAAGAGCACCCGGTCGTCGGGGATGACGCGCGTCGCGACACCGTCAACGTCGACGACCGTGTCGTAGACGTTCCCGATCGGCGGCAGGCCGTACGCGCCGAGCGCCGCGTCCAGGCCCGGGCGGGTGATCAGGCCGGGGGTGCCGACCAGGCTCGCCGCCAGGGTGCGGAGCTCGGCGTTCTGGAGCATGTAGTTCAGGGTCCGGCGGGAGATCCACTGGGAACCCGGCGCGAAGCCGTTCGTCGCGACGTAGGTGTCGATCCACGCCGACTCGTTCGCGATGATGGTCGCCGAGGCGACGGTGGACCACGGCACACCGGGCGCGACGAAGTGGTTCGCCGGGACACCGAAGTCGGCCTCGAGGAACAGGCCGCCCTCACCGGCGAGAGTGAACTTGCCGTCGGTGAGGACGTCGCCGCGGGCCTGCTCCATGCGGGCCTGCACCTCACGGGTGAGGTTCGTGGCGTCGTCGTAGATCGCGTCGATGATCGCGGCGTTGTTCGTGCCGCCGGTGCGCGCGAACTCGAGGTTCAGGCGTTCGAGCTCGCCCATGCTCAGCGAGGTCGACAGCGGCGGCAGCTTCACGGTCTTGGTGAGCTCGGTGTCCCGCTCGGACACGTGGAGCCGGCCGTCGAAGGCGCGGAACCGGGCGGTCCGGTTGGTGCGGGTCAGCTCCGCGAAGTCGATGCTGTTCTTCGTGAAGTGCTTGTCGGGGAGCAGCTGGTTGAGGACCTGGTCGGCGGGGGTCGGGACCTCGCGGACGAAGGTGGTGAGGGCGTCGGGCGTGACCGGCCCATCGAAGACGATCATGTGTCAGGCTCCTTGCCGGTCAGGCGACGAAGTGGATGAGCTTGAGGTCGGCCTGCCCGTTGGCGTTGAGGCCGAACGGCAGCTTGGACAGCTTCACGAAGCCGTGGACGAGCATCGCCGCGCCGACGTCCTTCGTGGTGTCCGCCGTATTGGGGACCTTCACCGAGCTGAACAGCAGGCCGGCCGCGACGTCCAGGCCGCCGGTGCCCTCGGTGCCGCCCGCGGTGGCCGTGGCGATGGTGACGGTGCCGGTGCCGCCGGTGGGTGTGGCGGTCATCGCCGCCACATCGGTGCCGGCCAGTGCGCCCTGGAACGTCACGGTGTACGGGCCGCTCGCGTTGCCGGTGACGACGACGTTGCCGGCGCCGACCGTGGACAGCGCCTCGAGCGCGGACTGCACCTGCGCGGCCGTCGCGGCGGCCGCGAGGCTGGCCGTGGTCTGGCCGCCGAACGTCAGGGTGAAGCTCGTGAGGCCGGATCCGCCTTCGGTGACGGTCTGGACCTCGTTGGACACGGTGTACGGCCCGTACAGCCCGCTCGCGGTGAGCTTCGCGAGGGGCGTACCGGACGGGATGAAGCCGTTCGGGTAGTGCACGCCAGCGGTGAACGCCGAGATGTCGAGCGTGATGCTCGGCGTGGTGCCAGGGTCGGTGCCGTGCTGGCTGAGCAGCCAGGACCGCTTCTCGACCTGGTAGCTGGTCGTCTGCACCTCGATCGAGGTCATGATGGACTCGCTTTCAGGATGTCTGGGTCTTCTTGCCGAAGCGCTTTTCGGCTTCGGCCTTGCCGGCGGCGGCGCCCGACTTCGGTGCCGGCTGGTGATTCCCCTGCCCGGGGAGTGCGGCCGGGGGCGTCGCGCCCGGGGCCTTCACGAGGTACGCCTTGGCCGTGGCCAGCTCGGCGACGAGTTCCGTGACCTTGGTCTGGTCGACGTCGCCGTCCTTGGTGATCTTCACCTCGGAGAGCCGGTTGTGGAGCTGCACGGCGGCGTCGCCCGGGTCGTGGAACCCGGCGGCTGCGGCCGCGGCCTTGACCTCCGCGCGGACGAGCCGGGTGTTCGCCGAGGCGAACCCTTCGGCCTTAGCCGCCTCGATGGCCTTCTCCTGGTCGGTCTGCGTCGCGGCCTTGAGCGTGGCGAGTTCGTCCTCGGCGGCCTTGGCGCGGTTCTCCGCCTCGGTGCGGAACTGGCGTTCCGCGGCGAGTGCGCGCTGCCCGGCTTCGCCGAGCGGCTGGTCCGGCGGTTCGGGCGTCGCGCCCTGGCCTGCCGGGGGTGTGCCGTTCGGTGCGGGCGGCGTGGCTGCCGGCGGCGCGGGAGGTGCCGCCGGAGGCTGGCCGCCGCCGGGGATCGGGTCGGAGGCTCCCATGATCGGCCACACAGGGCGGCCGCCGACGATCCCGACGGCGCGCAGCGGCTCGCCCGTGCGCGGGTCCCGGATCCTCGGGTGGGTGGGCAGTTCGGGCAGGGTGGTGTTCCGCATCGCGCGGTCCTCCATCAGATGGGCGTCTCGCCGCGTCGCGCGGTCGAGCCGGGGGATGCCGTACGGGCACGTCGCGTGCTCGTACGGGTGTTGCTCTCCTGACCGTCGCAGTCAGGGGAAGTCGTTGATCAGTCGTCGCTCTCGAACCAACGCCGGGCGCGCAGGTGCAGCGCCTCGGCCAGGCCGAGTTTGCGGATGATGCCAAGGTTCTCGGACGAGATGAAGCCAGTGAGGTCGGTGTCCTCGTTGACGAGGGCCTGCGAGTAGACGATCAGGTATCCCGTCAGCACACCGGGGTCCTCGTCCTGAACGACCCGGATGTACTTCAGCAGCGCCTCGTCGAACTCTTCGCGCGCAGCGATGGCTTCTTCAGGCGTGCACACGAGCGCTCCTTTCACAGCAGGTAGGCGAACCGGCGCAGCTGCCGCAAGATCTCCTCGCGGTCCCACGCGAACTCCTCGGCCAGCGCGTAGATCTCGTCCGGCAGCAACCGCGGCGGCGCCACCTCACCGGCAGCGCGCTTCCTCCACGTCCCATCCGGCAGCACCTCGTACCCGCCGAACAGCCCGCGGCTCGTCGTACCCGCCGTCGTCGTCTGGACCTCGCGGCCGCCAAACGTCGCCGTCGCCACACCCTCGTAGGCGTTCACTACCTGCGACATATCCGCACCCGCGCGGATCGCCTCCGCCGCGGCCTCACCGAAAATGCTGTCCTGGTCCTCCGTGCTGAGAGACCGGAAGTACTGCCGCGGGTCCGTGCTCCAGTCGTCCGCCGTGTCCTCCACGGTCGGGACGTTCACGCACTTGCAGCGGTCGTGGCGTTTGAACGCCGACACCTTGTACACCCGGCCGGCCAGGATCGCGCACCGCGGGCATGCTTTGCCGTTCAGCATCCGCACGTACAGGGTCGCGCCGCGGCTGGTGCCCGCCGCGGTGACCGCCGCCCGGCCGGCGTCGTGCATGCCGGTCGCGACGATCGACATCGCCACCAGGTCAGCGTGCCGCCGCGCCTCGTCGACACCGACCTCACGGGCCGAGCGGCCCACCGAAATCGGCGCGTAGATCAGGTTCTTCAGCCACGACCCGCCACCAGCAGTCAGGTCCGCGAACCCGTCCGCCGCCAACTCCGGGCCGGCGAGCACCCGCGCGCCCTGCTCCTCGAGCAGCGCGGTCACGTAGTCGTCGGCGCCGGTCACCATCTCGACCTGCAGCGCCAGCAGGTTGTCGGCGACGTCAGCGATCGCGTCGCGCCACCGCTCCGGGTTCGTCGCGCCGAACCGGCTGGCCCGCTCGAGCTGCCCGATGGCTTCCTGGGTCAGCGCGGTCTGGTCGTCGGCGTACGGCTGGACGATGTCACGGACCGACGACGGCAGGGGCATTTCCCGCTCCCGTGCCGGCCGGCTGGCCGGTGTCCGTGCCCTGGCCCGTACCGACGTCAATGTTGCGCAGGTTCAGCGCGGTCCGCTGGAACTGTGACGACCGCTGTCCCATCCGCGCGCGCAGGCCCTTCTTCGTCTGCTCGCTGTAACCCAGGTCGATCCACGCCTGCTCGTTGTCGATGATCCCGCCCTGCACGCCCTTCAACGCGGCATCCATCTTCGACGCGAGCGTCGGCGTGGCCGGGTTCATCCACTTCGTCTCCATGCCGGCGATCTGCGCCGGGTCCTTCCCCAGGATCGCCCACTGGATCCGGCCGGCCCGCTGATGCGCGCCACCCATCCACAGGTTCCGCTTCCCGGTCCTCAGCACCAGCCGCTCGAGGGCGTACAGGATGGACTCCGCCGAGGGCGGGTTGTCGCTCGCGTAGCCCATGTACGACGGCGGCAGCCCGTACTTCGACGCGACGACCGTCGCGATCGTCTTCTGCGTCTCGAGGAAGTTCCGGAGGTCGCTGGCCGAGAACTGGCCGACTTTCGTCTCCGGCACATTCTGGTTGCGGCCGTCCTGCTTCGGGTGCGGGATCCCCCAGACGTCGCCCATCGCGACGCGCCAGAGCGGGATTTCCTTGCCGTGCTCGTCGACGAAGTCCTTGGCGGTCGCGCCGACGATCCACTTGCGGCCGACGGCGTGGTGCTCGACGGCGGCCATCAGGTTCGTCATGACCTGGTTCGCGCCGTCCAGCGGCGACTTCAGCGGCTTCAGGTCCGACCGGCCGACGCCGCGGCGCGGGTTGTTCACCATCGGCACGAACGGCACCGACGGCAGCGAGGGGTCGTTCGCGATGACCTGCGACCACTCGCCGATCTCTCGCCCGCCGTCGAACTTGCCCACGTCGTCCAGCTCGAACACCCGGCACTGGCCGAACGTGCCGTCGGCGACGGTGGGGAACGTCGGCAGGTACAGCGCCGCGCGCTCGTGGCCGCCCCAGAACGCGTCCTCCTGCCAGACCTTTAGGCCAGCGATCGGCTGGCCGGTGCGCGGGTCGAGTTCGACGGCGACCTGGTCGGCGTACTCGGTGGTAACGAGCGGGTTTCCGTTCGGGCCGTCCGGGCCGACCATGAGGAAGTGCAGGCCGCCGACCTGCGCGGCGATGTGGGCCTCGTCGGCCTTCTCGTCGAGGTCGTTGGCCTGCCACGACTTCTCCAGCTCGGTAACGGGCGCCTCGTCGTTCAGGAACGATTCGAGCTTCTGGCGCTCGACGACGGACTCGATGGCGAGTTCCGCCCACGGGAGGAGCAGCGGCGGGAAGCGGTTGTCCTGCTCGGCGATGATCCGGGCGACGAAAGCGAGCGCCTGCTCCATGTCCATGTAGGCCCACCACTGCAGCGCGTCCTGGCGCTGCTGCGTGGTCTTCGCGCGCAGCCGTGCGTACCACTCGTCCGGGGTGTGGTCGGACAGCTTCACGCGGACCTCCCCCGGCTCGAAATCACGATCTTCGGTTGTTCGGTCGGTCCGGCGTCGTCGAGCGGTTCGCGGAGCATTGCGTTGCACGCCATCGCCATCGCGACCACACCATCGATCCGTTTCCCGACCTTGCCGCGCTCCGGCTTGTCCGGCCTGATCAAGTCCGGGTTGTACGGCGCCTTCCGGACCTCGACGGAGTCGAAGCAGAACTCGGCGACCGGGTTCCCGTGGTGCAGCAACCGCTCGGTCTTGACCAGCGCCATCAGCTCGTCCATTCCGAGCGTCATCGACTGGAAGTCGTTCTTGTACGCCTCGATCTCCCACAGGCCAGTGTCGTTCTCGATCCGCTGAATCACCGGCGCCGACGACCACACGTCACAGTCCGCGGCCAGCAGATCGAAGTGCGCAGCGTCCTCGCCGACATCGGCGTAGACCCGCTCATAGTCGACGACCGGCCCGGGCGTCGCGACGATCCAGCCCTGCTTCACCCAGCGGGAGAACTTGCCGTCGTTCTTCTTGTCCAGCTCCCGCAGCGCTGCCTCCGGCAACCAGAACCGCCACAGCGCGTGCACCCACCGGCCCTCGGGGATCAGCGTGCACCACGCCGTCAGGTCCGACCGGGCGGCGAGGTCGAAGCCGGCCCACCCGGGTTTCCCGAGCAGCCGCTCACGGTGGTAGTCCGGGCGCAGCCACACGTCGTTGGCGTCCCCGCCGGACGCGCGGTACAGGTGCATCGGCATCCACCGGAACTTCTGCTGCACCCGCTGGTTCGTCTGGAACTGCCGGAACCCGTTCTCCTTCGCCGGATCGTTCCGCGCATCCAGGGCCTGCCGGCGCATCGCGTCGCGGGACTTGAACTGGTCGAGCGCCGGGTTCGGCCACTTCCAGTTCGCCTCTTCGAACGGATCCAGCGACACCGGCAAGTGCGGGTGCCCAGGGAACGTCTCGCGGAGCCGGTCGAGCTCGTCCTGCGAGTGCGGCAGCTTCCGGACGAAGCTGAAGACGTGCGGCGCCCGCGCCGGATCCTCCTGAGTCTTCTCCGCCTCGTCGATCAGGTCCGCGCCGAACGACGAATCGTCGTCCGTCTCGGTCGTCGTCGCGTACAGCAACTCCTGCAGCCGCGCGCCGGCCGCGGTCGTCATGGCCTCCCACATCGACCCGTCCGGCTGCGACAGCACCTCGTCCAGGTTGAACGCGTGCGGATTGTGGCCGAGCTCTCCCTCAGCGTCCGCCGTCAAGATCTCGTAGTGCGACCCGGACTTCTCGTCGATCAGGCGCCGCGCGTTCTTGTTGTGCACCAGCCGCTTCGACAACGCCGGCGACAGCTGCGTCATCCGCAGGGCCGGCTCGAAGACTTTCCCGGCCTGCTTGGTGTCCTTCGCGGCGCAGTACACCTCGGCGGACTCTTCGTCGTCGCCGACGAGCATGTAGAGCTGGATCGCCGCCGCGATCTCGGACTTGCCGTTCTTCCGGGCGACGACGATGTAGGCGATGCGGTAGCGGCGCGCGTACGTGCCCCACTCGCTCGACCACTGGACCTCGCCG